GTCAGATTTGTACTCAGATATTATCTCAAGAAGCTGATGTCTTTTTTGATATTTCATTGAGTAGTGAAGTTATCTGATTTAATTTATCAGATTGCTCTTCAACTTTAGTTTCTAAATTCTCTAATCTTTTCCAACCACTTTCTAATCTATTAAGTCTTATTTGATCTTGAGAAAGAACTATTCTTTGACCTGTACTTGCATTTGTTTTATTTCTTAAATCATATGTAGCCATTATTTCTCCTATAGTTATGAAAGGGTTTTAATAAGGGGGATATTACTACCCCCCTTAAATTACTATTTATTATGATACGTCTGTATCGTGAGCTGCTGCAGTGTTGTTGTCAGTTTCAGTTACTCCTGAAATGTCACACATAATTGCGTACACTCTTATTTTACCTGCTGCTGATGCTGCTGATAGCATAAGTAAATCTAGAGTATCAGCTGATGCTGCTACATGTCTTGCTGTAGCTGTTGCTGCTGAGTATCCGATTTCTTTTGCGTCACCATCAACATAGATGTCAACGTCACCACCAGTTATTCCTAAGTCTACTGTTACTGAGTTTGATAATTGAGTAAGTATCTCAATACCTGCTTCCATAACGATAGTTTCAGCTGGAATATCAATAGCTTGAAGTACATCATTTTGTGCTGCACCCGAATCGCCATTTAATTGTGCGATATCGATTGTGTTTTCTACCATGTACGGTGTTCTACCATTAGACGGATGTCCAGTAGTTCCACCAGCACCTGTTACATTATAAGTTGCCATATCTAGTTATCTCCTTCTAATTAACCGATTGTTATTACGCCAGAGAATACTGCTTCTGTTCTTAGAACTTTTCTTCCAAAAACGTGTAATCCTCTAACTATGTCTGAAAATGAATCAGGATCTCTGATAAGCTCAGTTTTCGCAATATGGTTCGCAGTACATACTGCACCTTGATGTCCATAAAGGAAAGCATGCTCATTAGAACCTGCTGATCCAAATGTTTTGTTTGCTGCTGATCCACTTGATACTGCTATAGCATTAGTAGTGTACATTCTAAACCCAAATAAAGGTCTATCTGTAATCATACCATTTCTCATAGCTGAAGCTGATCCGTCTGCCATAACAGATTGATCAACGACTTTAGCACCTGCTTTTCTAAGTTGTTGGTAGAAAGCTGGTGGTGCAACAAACCATCTATTTTCTTCTGGTACATCGTTACCATCAAGAACTGTTTTAGCTGCTGACATAACATCTGTTAGTGTGTCAACTGCTGCATCACCATCAATTGGTGAACCGTCTGTTCCTGTATTTCCAGCTGATGTAGACGCACCGTCATAGATCGCTTTTAATACATTAAAGTCGTAGTTCTTTTTAAGTGCATAAGCACCTGAAGAAGTTGCAAGAGCTTCAAAGTTTACATGTGATTGTCTTTCTTCGATGTCATCTACTTTAAACGCAAAGTACGAACCTTGGTCGACAGTCAATTGAATTTGATCGTCTGCAAGTGTTTCTGTGTTTACTGTTTGACCTCTAGCGTAGTCATTCACCGTAATAATCGGCTCTTTTATTATATTTACTGTGTCGCCAAAATTTTCAATTTCTCCAGCGTAATCAGTGTTTGTAATATCTTCTACAACTGATGCTCTTCTGAAAAACTTTTGAACCTTCTGACTATAAATTGCTGGAGCCCAATTACCTGAAGGTAAGTTTTGGTATCCCGCTGCTTTTCCCATTGTTGCCATAATGTTTGCCTTTGTTTATAGTTGTTAGTTTAAGGTTGAATTCTACCTTCTTTTATAGCCTCATCAATTTCAGCTTCGTACTTTGCAAACGTTCTTGGGTTCATTCTAGCTATTTCAGAATTAGACCAGATTTTCTTTGTAGGAATTTCTGTATCTGTAGCTTTAGTAGTTTTAGTCACAGCTTTAGCTGCTTCCTTCTTAATAGATGTTTCCTGTTTCTTACTTAATTTACTAGTGCCATTGTCCATTTTATATAGATCAATTGCTCTTCCAGCTAATTGTGCATTAGATGTATTTTCATACAACCAACTTTGAATAACTGGATCTTGTTTACTAGCCCATTCATGAAACTCATCTTTTTGACGAATCTCACTAAAGTCAGGATGCATCTTTAACAATTCTACTTCTGCTTTTTCTTTACTCACTTGTTCCTGTTGAGCTTGTAGATTTTGGTATTTCTCCTCAATCTCTTTTGCTCTAGTATCAGCCTTTGTCATAGCTATGGTTTCAACCATATCATAAACATCAGGATACTCTTTTCTCCAAGCCTCAAGTTCATCTTTAGACTTAGGTGGAACAAACTCTTTAGTAGATGTTTCCAATTGCGTTCTTAAAGTTCTAACCTCATCTTTGTGCTTTGATAAAGTAGAATCATAGTGTTTCTTCAAATCGTCATAACGTTTTTTAAAAACACGATCTTCTGCATTTTCAGGGCGTTCAGTTGAAGGAGTAGCTTCGCCATCGGAGCTTGCAATTTCTTCAGATGTTTCTGTGTCCTTTTGAACGGTTGCTGCTTCTGCTTGTTCTTGACTAAACTTAGATAATTCACCTTTTGCGAATGCTTCAGTTTCTGCATCATCAGCGTCATCTCTTTGCTTTTGATACATTGCTTTGCCTTCAGGCTTTTTAAAAAGTTTAGTTTCTTCTTTAGCTTCTGTTTCGTTTGAAACTTCAGCTACGTCTTTGTTCTCTTCCATTATTTTTCCTCATAGGTTGAGTGCCTTATGGATAAGGGTAGCTCACTTCCATAATTTGTGGGCTGAATCTATGCTAGATCTACTGCATCTTCATCTATTGATGAAGTATCTAAATCACTATCTTGATTAACATTAGGCTCTGGAGCCATCATGCTATTAGGATTAGGATTAGATGCCTGCATATTTTCAGGTGGCACATTTGTATTATCTGATTGTGACTCAGATAATTCTGTAACGAATCCTTGTACGGATTCTTGCTCGCTAGAACTTGGATATTTTCTAACTGCAAAATTTTTTACTATTGATACTGGTAATACAACATTTTC